AATTCCTACTTCTTCTGGATACAACCCTTCACCCGTGAAGCAGTTTGATTTGAACCGTTACTGGAAGAATCCGGCTGGTGCTGCGCGGAATGAAGCGATGAATGCGTTGAACGATTTGCGTAGACCGAATCGTCCGATAGGTTTGTAAAAGAGGGTATCTTTTGTTTATCTGTTCGTAAGGAGGCCTTATGGCTATTGGCGGCGGCATCCTACCAGCTACAGGGTCATCTCAGTTTACTGAACTGACTTACGTAACTCGTAGAGCCTTTATTCCCAAGCTGGTTGTCCAGCTTTACAATTCGACTCCGCTGCTTGCGGCCCTGATTAGCAATAGTCAGCAAGCCTCTGGTGGTGTTTCTTCTGTAACCGTTCCCGTCCAAGGCGCACAGTTTGTGAATGCCCAATGGTCTGACTACAGCGGCTCTTTTGCCCAACCGTCAGTCCAGCAAGGTGCTTACAACGCTGAATTTGACTTGAAACTGATGATTTCTCCCGTGCCGTTCCTCGGTATGGAAGGCGCAGTTCAGCAAGACGCAGCAATTATCCCGTTGATTGAAGCTCGTATGAACGATGCTACCAACGTGATGATGGACGCAATGGCAACTGCTCTGTACAACAACACCACCAACACCCAGCAGTTCATCGGACTGCCTGGTGCTGTGGATGACGGTACAACCCTGCAAACCTACGGCAACATCAACCGCTCGACCTACACCTGGTGGAAGTCGAAGCAGTACGCTGCTGGTTCGGTTAACCCCACTCGTCAGAACATCCTGCAATACATCTCCGGTACTGTGAAGAACGGCGCTGAGATGCCTAGCTTTGGTGTTTGCGGCTTTGGTACTTGGACGCTGCTGGCTCAAGACTTTGTTGGTCAAGAGCAGTATGTCATCACCCCAGGTTCCGGCTTTGACGGCGACAACAACGGCCCCCAGGCTGCGTTCCGCGCCCTGATGGTTGCTGGTGTTCCTATCTATCCTGACCCCTACTGCCCCGAAGGCACGGTGTACTTCCTTAACACCAACTACCTGTCGCTCTACATCCATGAGCAAGGTTCGTTCGTGTTCACAGGATTTGAGTCCACTCTGCCCAACTGGCAAATTGGTTATGTCGGCGCTGTGCTGATGATTGCCGAACTGGTGAACGTCAAGCCCAAGTCGATGACCAAGGTGACGGGTTACAACTACCTATCACTGTAAGGAGCATAGAGCATGTCTTTATCACTCAATAAAATTCTGCTTGCCAGCGCAGCCACTAACACGGCTGGTGCTTATCTGCAAGGCATTACCATCGCCAGCATTGGTATTGGTAACGCTACGTTGATGAACGCTGGCGTGTCTAGCGCACAGACCATTCCCGCTGGTGCATACATTCTTCCTCAAACCACCAACAACGTGGCTATTGAAGTGAATGCGTACACCTCGGCTAATGCAAATGCGTGGACTACGTACATTGCTGCTAACACTGGCGGTACTATCATTTCTGACGGCTACAACGTGCGTGCAAACGCAACCACTGGCAGCCAGACTTTGACTCTGTACACCTCCAATGGCGGCAACAACGCTCCTGGCACTTACACCAGCTAAGGAGTAGACATGAACGCAAACCATGTAGGCGCTCGTTACCCAGACTCATTTGGCAATTTTGTCATTGCCGTAGCTCCCATTGTTCCGCTTAATGCGGTAAGCAATGCTGCTGCTGTGATGTCTGTGGTAGGTACAAACTACATAGTTCGCAAAGTCACTGTCTCAAACGCAAACGCAACCGCTGCCACCGCTAACGTAAGCATCATTACGTCTAGCGATGGCAACGCTGCAAATGCAGTTTTTGCAACAACCCAACTGTCCAACGTAACTAGCAGCGTCAAATTCCAAGACATTGCACCAGTAGCAAATGCCGTTTCCAACGTGTATAGCTCTGGCGCTTTGTGGGTGAAAGTGACTACCGCTGTTGACGCTACTTGTGAAGTGGTGGTTTACGGTGACATCGTGAATCTATGACGCAAACGGTTTTTGTAACCAACCGCAGCGACACCGTACTCAGAGATGGGTACGGTGGTGTCTTTTATGAATTCGTGAAAGACAAGCCCGTAGAGATTCCTCTCAATGTGGCGCAGCATGTGTTTGGTTACGGAAACCCTAACAAGGAACACTTCCTTGCCCGCCTGGGATGGATTAAGTCCCACGCAGATTTAGAAACAGGATTGGAATTGCTGGCTCGGTTTGAAATCACTGAGCAGCAGCCAGAGCAGAACCGCTCCTTACCCTCGGCGGTTAGCGTAGTACCTCTGCGGATTGAAAAATCCGTAGGGGGAAAAGTTACGCAAAGGGCAGCATAAAATGGAAGCAACATGGCAACACTTACTTCCTACATATCGGAAGTCCGGCGGCTCCTGCATGATGCCAATGGTGTCTTCTGGGATGATGCTGAACTAACGGACTACATCAACAGTGCCCGTGAGCGTGTAGTTAGAGATACAGGGTGCTTGCGTACCCTACAGATTACCCAAACCCCAATTTCTTCTGGGGGCAACGTAGCCACTATTTGGGCAGCTAACACGGCTGTCAACACAGGTGATTACGTATTTTCCAATATCTTCATTTATGAAGTAACGGTTGGCGGTACTACTGGAGACAGTGCACCTCCTTACCCATCTTCTGGCAGCACGTTCCCGCCCGCCGCACCGTTCACCAACGGTACGACAACCATGCAGTATTCTGGCCCTGCGGAGCTTATTAACTACGCTGCCATGCCCAACGGTCAGTACACGTTGGATGTAATGAACGTCAACATATATTGGGGAAACAGCCGCATCCCGCTGCGTTACTTGCCCTGGAGCAACTTTAACGCCCAGCTACGGTACTGGCAGAACTATGTTGGCAGGCCCGTCTGCTTCTCAACCTATGGACAAGGCCAGATATACATTGCCCCTGTGCCAGACCAAAGCTATTACATGGAAATAGATACGGTCATACAGCCTACCGCACTGACATCTACTGCTCCTGATGCCGTGGACGTTATCGTATCCCCGTACACCACGCCTGTGGCCTTCTACGCAGCCTACAAGGCCAAGTACAAAGAGCAGAGCTACGGCGAAGCTGAAATTTACAAGCAAGAGTACATGAAGCAAGTCAATGCTGTTCAGAACTCTGTCTTCACGCGCCGCATTCCAGACCCTTACTCTAGCCCGTACTAATCATGGCAGCAGCAGAGCAAAAGAAGTCTTATGCTGTTGTTAAGAATTTCACCACTCTTAACACCAAGGCCAACAGAACGGCTATCAAAGAGGATGAGTTCGCCTGGATAGAAAACGCCATGCCTATCGGTGCTGGCAACATCAAAGTCACCCCATCTCAAGCCACAGTCAGAGATTCTGGAAATGTTGCCGTTGCTTTTGGCAACACCGTCACCGCGCTTGTTTCTGCCAACATTGATGTCAGCGATTATGTAATTGGTTTTCAATCCAACGGTGCGGCGCAATATTTCAATGTCACTGCATCTACAACTGGCAATATTGCTGCTGCTGGTACGTTTTCTTCAACAGGCGTAACCACAGCCCAGTACAAGAACCAGAAGGTCATCATTGGCGACCCTGACAAGGGCTTGTTTTCTTGGGATGGTGGCAACCTGTCCAGTATTGGTTCTGTAGGCGCTATTGGTATCAGAAACGCTGGCGCAGGCTACACCAGCACGCCTAGCATTACCATTTCTGCCCCGCAGGAAACAACGGGCAACGTGCAGGCAACGGCTACTGTTACTGTCGGTTCTGGTGTTGTGACTGCCATCACCCTTACCAACGGAGGTCAAGGCTACACAGCCGCACCTACAGTGACCATTACAGGCGGTGGAGCCACTACCAGTGCCACAGCGGTGGCTTCTTTGGTCACGTTCAAGACAGGCACGGTGTCTGTGGTGATGAACACCTTTGGTACGGGCTACAGCAACTCTTCTAATGTCACGGTGACTATTGGTGACGGAACTGGCTACACAACACGGGCTATAGGCAATGCCATCGTATCCGGCGGGCAGATTACCCAGGTCATTATGACCAACGCAGGGGCTGGATATACCTCTGCATCCAACGTGACGGTGGTAATCACCGACAGCAGCCCATCACCAGGCACTGGTGCAACTGCCCCAGCCATTGTCAATGTAGACAAAATTGTGGACGTAGCCACTTTTTCTGGACGTTCATGGGTGGCTGCGGGCAGGACGGTGTTCTACTCTTCTGCCACCAGCGTCAGCGACTTCACATCCGTGTCTGCGGGGTCTTTCACCATTACAGACTCCAC